ACTAATTCGTTTTTACCTCCGTAACCAAATGCAGGATAACGTTCAGGGTTAAATTTCTTAACATCTTCCCAATTATCCGAGTAGTAATAACCTTCAATATCGCCTTCTTTGTTGCATTTCTCAGCGCGTAGAAGGTTTACCGGCATATGATAAGCCTTGACTATTTTGGTTTTATTTGCGTTGTAGTGAACTTGGATTGAGAATTGTCCCAATAGCTTGCGATCCATAACGATTTTACGGATGCAATCGTCGTGAAATAGGGTTTTGACTTGCGCGTATTCATTCGGTTTTCTATCTGCATTTAAAACGCTTAAACCTCGTCCGTAGATCAGGCGAGAAACGTTGTTGATAATTGCTGCGTTGGTTGTGCTATTATTATAGCGGTCTATAAGGAATTGGAAAAAGTTATTTTCTCCGCCAAATTCTACCCAATTATCGCGCTTGCTTTCCGTGATTATAGGCGGTTCGTATTGACTTAAATTTACAAATTGTATGTTGCTGCTCATATTACGATAAATTCGTTATTAGACGTATGCGATACGTACTGGCCTTCATTGATAGTGTAGTTAGTTACTGCCTGATCAGTACAATATATCTTGTCTCTGTATATAATTTCGCTTCCCTGTTTTAGGGTTAGCAGATAGCTGCGCGACTCCTTTAAAGCGAACGCCGCCGTAATTGTATTAGTATATCCGGAAATAGCCGAGCTAATAATAGAAACGGTTATAGTTTCGTTTTCGATTTCGTCTGTAATCAGCATAGTATTGTACTGCGATTTTCTCGGTACAAAATTAAACGTTTGGTTACTTGTTGACGTGCTTAGTACAATCATACTTCAATAACTTAAAACGCCGGATTTTGTTGCAAATAAAAAAGCCACCCCGTTAGAGATGGCTTTTGCTTACAACGCTAATTGTAAGGTTGTGCTAATTATGAAGTAACGATAGTTGCAGAACCAAAGGCAGTAGCTAAGGCAGCTTCTGTAGATGCGTCAATGAAATTGGCGAGTAGTTTCTCTTGACCAACCATTGTAAATGTGTAACCGTTCAAATCACCCATCGCAGTACCATTTGATACGTTTGAAGTAGTTACTTCCATACCGTGCTCTAAACCTGCAAGGAAGAAAGATCCGTTGCGAGATTTAACAATTACGTGAGGTCTACCGTAAGCCAAAAGTTTAGCAATTTTATGCGTTGCAATATCTTGGTTTTTCAAAGTGAAAGTCAAAGTTTGCTCTGCAAATGTAGTTCCGTTTTCGCGGCTTGAAGTCAAAACCTGATCAAAAGAATTAGTACCTTTCAATTCAAATTTGTAAAGGCTTGAAACGCCAGAAACAGTATCAATTGTATCTGCTCCTGAAACGTAAGCAATAGTTGACATATCGCCGAAGTTGACAAAATAGATAGCATCAATGCCACCTACTGCCGTTTTACATACTTCCAGACGACCGTTAGCTAAATCACAGCTCATATTGTATATTTTTTTAAGTTAAACAAAAAAGGGAAGGCATTTGACCTCCCCTTTCTATCAGTTAGTTAAAATTAGTTAGCAGAGTTTGTGATTCCGTAAGTAACCATATCCTCAGCAAAACCATACTTCGCATCTGCGGTGAAACGCATTACGAATCTAGCGTTCTGAGATCCGTCAACTGGGCTCATATCAATGACCTGTACTTCGTTCATATCGTTTAATAGACCGGTCGCAAAGTGAAGGTTGCTAGATGGAGTAGCAATAGCTGTGTTAGCAGCCATACCGTTAGCCATAAATACAGGAATACCATCAAAGAATACATCGCCCAAAACTTGGTTAGTACCTTTGTTATCGTAACCGTTAGCACCAACTCCAGAAGCAGCAAAACCGCCCAATGCGCGTACATACGCCTTGTAGATGTTTTGAGCTACGTAAAGTTTAAGATCTGGATGTCCGTAAAGGCGAGCAGGAATTGCATCGACCAACTTACCAAGCTCCGCGATAACGTCACCAGCATCTACCGTTGTACCGGCTACTTCTTGCGCTGCAGGCAAAGCTGCATCCAAAGCAATTTGTGTAGAGATACCTGCAAATTGACCGTTAGTTGCGTTAACACCTGTCCAGATGTTTGTTTCCATTGCAGAAGCAACTTGCGCAGACAATTGACCGATAACAAAATCAACAAATGATTTCGGCATTACGTCAAAAGCAGAGAAGCCCATCTCAGCAGCTTGCCAAGTCGAACGGAATGTTTTTTTACAGAACTCAAGGTTTACTTGAAATTCCTCCGGTTGCAAAATGCGCTCAGTAAGGGTTACTGTAGTGCTTGGATCGAAGTCGCAAGTAGCGTTCTTGATGATGTCAGTATTAGCATATTTCTGAACTACCTCTTTGAATTTCACGTTAGGGTGGATAGTGAATCCGCCTTTTTCAAGGGTTGGAGCAGACAATAAAGCTGCAGCAATGTACTTACCGGCAAATTCACCTGCGTAAGTCGTTGTAATTGAAGTTGTTGTACTCATTTTTATTAATTATTTAAGTTCGTTTATACTACGGTTAAAGTAATAGCTCCTGCAGCAGTTCCCATACCTGAAACATACCAGTTAGAACCGTCACATTTTAATTCTACGAAATCGCCAACTGTATCAGCAGAAGCAGAGAAAGTGATCGTGTTTTCATCAGCTCCCGGTACAAGCGTGCTATTTACAATAACGCCGCCTTGAATTTTGTTAGAAGCAGCTTTGATAGTCCAAGCAGTAGTTGCGAACAATGCGCCTACAACAAAACTATATTTTTGTCCAGCAGCATCAGCAACGGCAGGAAGCGTAATTTGCGCGCCTGCTGCAGCATTAAGAATAAATGTCTTACCGCTATCTTCAGCAGTTAAGGTTGCTGCGCCTGTCAATGTTTCGATTACATCTAATTGACGTAGAACGTCGTTAGATACAAAGTTTGTAGTTGTACTCATTTTTTAGTTATTTATTTAATTTTTCAAAAATTGAATCAATAGTTGTGCGCGTTTTTCTTGGTGCTAATTTGAACAATTCAACCGGCTGCGCATTTTCCGGATTGTGTTGTATAGGTTTAGGCTCTACTTCTTCAGCTGCTAATTCAACCGGTGCCGCTTCTTCTGCAACTACTTCGGGTGTTTGCGCTGTGAATTTTGCCAATTCTGCTTTCAATGCATCGTTTTCAGCTTGCAATTTTTCCATTGAACTAAAGAACGTTTCTTTGATGATGCTTTCGATAGTTTTTTTAGGAGCTGCATCCGCTGCCATTTCTTCCTCGACCATTGGCGAAGCCTCAACTTCAACTTCTACTTCCGGAGCTTCTTCTTCGACTTCTTTTTCTTTGATTTCAGCAATCATACCTTCCTCAGATACGATCAAAACCATTCCGTTTTCTAAATCGTATTCTCCTACAGGAACCGCGATACGCTGATCATCTTCTGTAACAATAAATACTTCGTTACCTGCTTCAAACGCATCAGCTTCTAATACAGAAACGCCATCCGTTAGCTTCATTTGTTCTAGCTTAACTTCCATTCCGAGAAGCGCGCGAACCTTGTTTAAAATCTTGTTTTCGTTCATCGTTTTTATACTTTATACCTGCTTAACTTAATTAATATAATTGTGTTGCACTTTTATCAGCTTACGCTAGTAATCGTTCTTGTTCCATTGCTTTCTGTAACCGTATATGTCCCTTGTTTCGATACGGATCCAACGCCTTGATTTTGCAGGTCTCCGTTACAACATTCTTTTGAATACTTACCGTTACCGCACAGGCAACCGCGCTTACCGCCTCTTGGACTTGATTTGCTAGGTGTTTTCATCTATTGGTTTTTAAGTTGTTCAAGTTTACGCTGCGCCCATTCTACGCCGGCATCTCCACCCCAAGCTAACCACATTAAACGCCCGCATCCGTCGCCTAGTTCTTTATCTGAGTTCTGGCGATGGCGCTCAAAGGCTGCCATTCGGGCAATAGTATCTCTGCTGATCGGTTCGCCTTTTGCTAGTTGGTTGGCTCTGGCTTTACCTACTGAAGTACCGCAAGATCCCCATCCGTTTTCTTCTGCCCATCTTAAAGCTACTTTAGCGTTTTCAGATGCAGCTTTTGGATAGTCGGAATATGATTCTAATTTGACGTCTAAGATTTCTTTGAGGTAAGCAATGATTTCTTCTTTTTCTTTGTTCTGGATGCTCATTTCATATTTATCCGCAAAGTAACCTTCAATTGAAAAGCCTTTAACTTCGCCGGCCTTTACTTTTTTCCAAACGTCATCGTTGTTTACTTTCATTAAAATCATCCAAGTTCCCTTAGGTAGATCAAAACCGTACAAATTAGCTTTGTCCATTTTAGGATCGTCAATTATCCACGTTTCAACTACTGACATATCGTCAAGATCAGTAGCGTGCTCTAAGGTTGCGTTGTTTTGATTTGACTTCATCTGGAATAAATGCGAAGCCTTGCGCACCGTTTCTTCAGAAAAATAAATTTCCCACTCGCGTTTTGTCTTTTCGTTTTTACGATAAATCTTTTTGTTAGGCGTTAAAGCTGGGCCCATCAAAATACGCTTCTCCTGATCAATCTCTTTTAACTGCACTTCGTGTTTTGCTAACGCGATAAAGTTTTCTTCAATTGCAGGATATTCTACAACTGAAACCGCCTCAATGCCGTGCATCGGATCGCGTTCATCAATAATTAGTTCTATTAGTTCCATAGCCTATAAACTTGTTTTGTTTTACAATGTTGCGTTTTTAATGCGGTTCCTATCTAACGCCTGCGCAGAAGTTACCTCGCCGCTTACAACATACGCCTGAATTGGTTGCTGCTGAATTTGAGCGAGCTGATTCATACCTGAGTTACCTACAACATTGAAGTTTGGAGATATAACGCCTCCGCCCACACCTCCGCCGCCTCCTCCGCCGCCTCCGCTACTTGAGCTTGGTGATTCAAACTTTTGTTGACCAATTTTAGCCACATTTGCCAAACCTGTTGCTACCGCAATGCCTGCTGCAATACCACCTCGAATAGGCGAGTCTGGAGTAGGTAGTGGAGTGAACTGCGAAGCATAAGCAGCCGTTGCGTTTTGATAAGTTGAAATTAACGTGCTTGCCATATTAGCAGCCTTCTGTATTTGAAATGCACGCTTTGCCGCCTTTTCTGATTTCTTACCAAATAGATCAGTAATAGAAGCAATAGCGCTCAATCCGTCCTGAACCGATTTAATTTTAAACGATTGAGATTTAGCTTCTATTTGCGCCGCTCGCTGCGCTTTAACTTGAAGTTGAAGAAGCTCTAAATCAGCAGCTTCTTGCTTTATTTGTAATTCTTCATTTACAGAACCTTTTAAAATACCTAAATCTCTTTTTTGAATTTGAACCTTTTGTAGAGACAAAGTCTCCATCGGTTTCATAGATTTGTCTAAAGCATCTTCAAGCTCTTGTGTTTGGGCAGCTTCTAAAGCAGTTGTATCTTGTTTGTATTTTTTAGCAAGCGCTATTTGTTTAGCATATTTTTCTTGAATATCTCTAACTTGCTTTTCGTATTCGGACTTAAATAAATCAGTAGCTTCCCTATTATATTCGGCAAGTTGAGCCAATTCTTCAGCGCGTTTATCTTTAGCCTCTTTTGCTTTATCACCTGCTTCTTTTTGACGTTGCTTTTTATCTTCTTCTGCCTGCTTTTTTTCTTCTTCTTTGGCTTGCTTTTGTTTCTGACGAAACTCGTAATCATCATTTTGAACCTTAGATAAATCTTCCCTTAATTGTTTTATTCGTTTACGTTGCGCTTTTGCTTCCTCTTCATCTCCAAATAATGCTCTACCGGTAGCATTTAAACCTAAAGCATCAAACATCGCAACAGTTTTCAAGTTTTCCTTTTGTGATTTGTAAACTTGTTCTGCAGCTTTAATTTCCTTTCGCGTTTGATCAATTGCTTCTTTGAATCGTTGTTTACGTTTAGATGCAATTTGATCTTCTGTATAACCTAAACGTTTTAGTGTTCTTTCATATTCATCAAAATTTTCTAATGCAGCGCGAGCAGCTTCTGCGCTTTCTCGAGTAGATTTTTCAAACTTTTTTGCTTCAGTTGTTGCAGGCCTTAAAGCATCTTTAATATCATCCCATTTAGTAATTAATACACCAATTGCAGCAATTAAAACGCCTATGCCTGTTAGCATAAATGTTTTAGAGGCGGCTGTCATTCCTTGAAATGCGTTTACCGTTAAATCTTTTAATCTTTTGAATGAACTTTGCGCTCTAAATATGCCTTCAACTCCATCAGCAAGAGCCATTGCGCTCTGTACTTTTAATAACGCTTTTTCTACATTTTCACTTTCTATACCTAATAACCCAAGAGAGCCGTGTAATGCTTCAACCCCATTTAAAGCTCCTGTAATACTACCTGTGATAGCAGTAAACTTTCCTTCAATTCCTAGAGCCTTTAAAGTTTTATTTGTCTGCCTAATTTCCTTTTCTAGGCCACGAACCTGATCAGCAGCATCAGCTACTTCCTTTGATGAAGTACCAAATTTATCAGCTAAATCCTGTACAGATTTTTTGGCTGCTTCTAATTGTTCTTTTAATGTATGAACTCCAGACGTTTCTACGTCTATTTTTATAGTTTTAACCTCTGCCATTTCTTTGATTTGTTAGTTGTCGTTTTCCTTGTTTCCACATTTTTTTCATAGACGTGGTGAGTTCGTGTTTCCCTTTGGCTATGTCAATCAACTCTGATTCTCCGTAGAAGTTGTCAAGTTGTAGCATTGCGATTATTTGCTTTATCATTGGATTATATAAAAAGATTCAGTTGTTGTGCTTCCGTCTAAATACGTATATGTAACTACGATAGTATAAACCGTACCTGCTGCACCACTCGG